AATATTAAACGGTGGCGAGCTAAGCTCCGGCGTAGCTAAGGCTGCTGCGTAGCGTAGTGGTTTGCCCACCTCCGTGTTGGTACTGCCGCGCGTGTCGTGATTTGGTGACCGGAAGGCCTCCGTTCGTCTTCTCCGGGGGTTTGAGGAGAGAGAAACCCTACTTTAACAGCGCACTCCCACGCGCCTGTCTGTTTTATTTCAGGGGTATTTTAGTCATTTCACCACATGGGTACCAATATGAGTACCGATATATTGGTACCAGCTATCGGTACTCATGGCATTTCCGTAATTACTGGAGCAATTGACTTGGTCAACTGGACCATGGGCCGGCCCAAACAACATATTTTAATACAAATGGGCTTAAATTAAGCGGGCTTAATTTAATACTGGATTTCTTTTTTTTTTATTTTCAACCATCATCGATTCGAGACTCGATGAAGACAAGGATTTTCTTTTTTTTTCTGTTTCTTGTTTGTGTGACAAACAATACGTAGCCTGTCCGCTGCGCTTCCATTTAGACGGATCGGATGTTATTGATGGTTTTCTTGTTTTTTCTTCTTTTCTTTTATTTTCTTTTAATTGCATTTTTCTTCTCTATTTGGTTATCTTGAAAATCAGGAGATTATCAAGATGTTTAGGACAGCAAGACACACACCACAATTACGTTATCACAATCAAATGGACATAATTGAGACACAACCCACAAACCACCACTTGACACAAGCATAAATAGATCACATTCAACCCAAGGATGCACAAATGACGATCACATACAATAACGGATGGGGTCTCAAGTTCACCATCGACGTAAGGCTTCAGCCAACCCTCCGGGTGATGGTCAAGGTCTTCTCAACCAATCAACCAGTCATGGCATGTTTCAACTGCACAATCCCATACACATACGTTGAGATGGTGCCACCACTCGACTTCAACGGGACAGAAGAAGCCATCAAGAACCGGCTAGAGATCATGTACCATGACTCTAACATCTTTGATTTCAAGGAGGAAGAGATGCTGGACACGATCGATGCATTGATGCTAGAGAGATTTAATGAGATGGGAATAGATACCCTAGGACACTGTTTTATACGGTGTAAGTTCGCCGTATGAGGGTACATGTACTACGATACGCAAAGTATTGCGTATCTTCGTATAAATAAAATTAATGATTAATTTTATTGTATTTATACGTATTTATACAAATTATACACTACATAGCTAATTTAATTGAAGAACAGTTAAGTATAGGGTATAAAAATGAAGAAGTGTAAAGCAGAGGGACTAAAAGTGACAAAAACTCAAACTTCTGCAACTAGGTGGGGCCCACTTTTTCCCCATTTTCCCCAGCTCGCCACCGGT